TTTCCAAGAATTGCATCTGTACCAACTAAAGTATAATTGCAATATCTATCAAGTCTAATCTCATCTGGGCCATCAATATATGCAGAAAATGCTATATTTTGAGCATTAATTAGAACTTCATATTCTTTAGTAACTGCGACACGATCTTTTAATCGCATTGTAAAAGTTAACTTACCTGGTGCTATTGCGCGCCAGTGACCTGTTTCTGAATCCTATTCTACCAATGTATCATCAGTAGGAATTAATTCAATTTCCCATTCATTAAGAGTGCCCTCTTCAAACTGCGGTACTATATAATCTCCTACTGTATATAATGGCTGCAAAACAGGAAATTTATAACGATCAGTATCTGCAACATCTAATTGACGATCATCGTATAGATAATTAACTTTACTTTCAGTTAGAGACATATAAATGACTCCTTCAACGCTTGTCCAGTCACATTCAATTACTGTCCAACTTTCATCTTCAATAATAAAGTTAATACCACGCATCAACTAATCTTTATCCTTACCTTCAAGTTCAGGCCGCGGCATTATAATTTCTGCATACTTATTAGGTTGTGGAGAAACTAAACTATGCCACATACGGAAGTTTCCTTTAACTTGATTATCAACGGAACTAACCGCATATGCCCAAGACTTGTGTAAATAGCCATTAGCATCAATCCATCTAAGATTATAATTACATTTAATAATCATAAATGTTTGATATGTTTCATGCACCTTATGCACTTTCTATAATAAAAGCCATTTTTCAATGGCTCCATTATCTTGTCTCCATGTAAGTATGTCGCCTACCTAAATCGGTATATCATTCGCGACAAATAAATACATGATTTTCTTTTCTTCCTTATCCTTACTCGTTTCAATTATGCCGCTGAAATATAATCCACGCTCAACGGATAAGTCTGTAACTGTAAAAGGGGATTGCGCCATCCACTTCTCGAATGCGACAATCCCACTATTTTTTATACGTTCAGCTACTGTTTCTCCAAAATGGTTAACACGGGCAAAATATACATCAAGATAATTCACTTGGTATATCCAATCCAGTTACAAGATTAATACATTCAAAAATATTCTTTCTGAAGTATTCGTAGGAAAGATAGCGTAAAAGCGCTAATTTTCCTAATAGTGGCCACCAATTAATAGAATTGGCGCCAAGTCCCATTAATTCAATAATAATTGAATCTAAGAACTTTTCCCATTCACCATCTTTCTCTCGTTCGCAAAGCAAACCATATAATCGCCCTTTTAGCTTACTTTTATAACCGTCAAAGGTTACTTCAGTAAGATTGTCTTTTCCCTGCCAACTTTCTGAATATTTCTGCAGGGGTCTTTCCACGCGATCTGTCATATATATCCTATTGTTCTTCAACCTCTCGGCGCACATTCGCTTCAAGGTCGTTTAATTTATCTAGGTGATTTGCTGCGGAGAAATCCTTTGAAGTATATAGCTGACCTATGTGTTCCCAACTTGCAACACAACGTTTAATCCATTCATGCTTCATATATAGAGCCAAAAGCTGAATCTCATCATTCGTTATGTCATCGGTGAACTAATATATTTTAAGTTGAGGAGCTTCATCTGGAGTATCAGCGGCAGAAACTTCCTCAAATTCTAAACTCACACGAGGATACTTAAACCGAGCAATGGCCATTTTGAGAAGTTCTTGCCAATCTCGTTCTACGATAGCTAACTCTTCTTCTAATGTCCATTCGTCCGCGGTTATACGTGCAAGAAACGCATCATAAACCTTTAAGAAGGGTGTTGCCATTTGTCATCACTTCTCTTCTGCGTCGTGTTTCGCGGCAATAGCTTGAATAACGTCAACGTCGCAGTATTTCTTAATTAGGGCCACAATACCCGCATTAGTAATTTTATTTTCAACTGCTAGAGTTACAGCGCTTTCCTTTTCAGCTGTAGTAGCATTAGGAATAAACCTTGCGAAAGCAGTAACATCACCGCTCTTTAGCATTTTATCAATTGCGCTTGCTTCATAAATGGTACCGACTAAAGCAACCTGCTTTTCTTCAGCAACGCCTTCTAGCTTCAAATAGTGACCATTTAATAGTGCCATAAATCCGCTATCATAAGTAAGTTCTTCATATTCTTCATCAGAAAGCGGAATTGTACGACCGGGATCTAGCATACGATTTAATCTAACAGTTGGGGCATATAATACTACCCTAGATGTACTTACATTTTTAATTTTTACTGACATAGTAATTTCCTCCTTTTATCTCCAAAAAAGTAGGGGAGAGGAGATCAATCCTCTCCCCTTATATTAATTAAGAATTGGTAGAACCATCATCTAGTTCTGGAACTAAGCTCTGGTTGTAATCTTCCCAGCCGCTGCCTTCATCTAGTTTACTATTGTAATAGATACCCCAGAAGTTAGGAGTGGTGAATAGACCTACGCCAACCTTTACATAGCCCTGTAAAGTGAACTGATTGTCACCTTCGTGGTCATCCCACTCACGGAAGTAAGGAGAACCTTCGAAAGCCATCTTAATAATTCTTTCCTTGCCAGCTGGTAATACATAGGCGAAGGATGGGTTGAACATTAACTTAGTGTTGTATTCATCAGTGAAAGACTGTGGCATTACAACAACTGGTACGCCCTGGAACTTGCCGATATAGCCGCGTTCACGTACTTCTACCATATCCTGGTCAGAGATCTTGGTAGTACTATTGTAAACAATAGCATTTACCATTTCAGCTGCAAACTCAGGAGTGCAGTAGATGATTGGGGAACCATAAGGAGCAACAGTGTTGCAGAGCTGTTTCATAGCAGCAGGATTGAAAGCATTAGCAGCAACCTTGTTGCGAGCTGGACGGCCAGCAGCGTTCCAAGAAGCTAGTAAGCAACCCTGTACCATTTCAAATAGACGATCTACGATACCTTCCTGGATTACTTCGTAGATGTCAGTCATGGATTCTAGACCATCGAGATAACGTTCGAAGTCTACATATCCAGCGCCACCAATAGCCTGGATGTATAAGTCGAAACGATCACGATCGAGACGGAAGGTCTCATAGTTACCAGATTCGGTAGCACGAGTAACGAACTGCTTGCCACGAACCTTGCCGCGAACTACGCGGAATTCTGGACGTTGACCCTGAGCATAATGCTTTACTTCAACGAACATATCAAGAGCACTCTTGATATTCTGTGGTAGAACTTCCTGTAGATTTTCTTCTAGGAGTTCAAAAACATCTTCCTTATTGCGATTGAAGACGTGACGATTGAAATGTACGCCATCCTTGGTCATTAGCTTTGCTAATTCATCGCGGAGTGCGGTTTCATAATCGTAATTTTCTGCCGCAAATTCGGCAGGAACGGCACGACCAAATACGCCGTTCATTAATTTACGTAGCTTATCCATAAGTCGCACCTCCATTATACACGCATAATCTGATACTTAACGCCTTTGCCGCCGTTAGGTATGGTGTAGTATTTAACGATCTTGCCATAGATGCCAGATTCTGGAATATCACTAACAATAGCAGGAACAGCGTTCATTGCCTTAGTGTCAGTAGCGTCAATAGCAACATAAAGTGGGGTAGTATCAATTGCTTCTAGAGCGGCCCATAGAGCAGCATCACTAGCAAAAGAATGCTTTAAGCAGTTAGTGGTTACAGTGTCACCAATTCCGAGTAAGCCAACGCGAGGATAATCGCCCTGGAACTTGCGGCCAAAACGCTGTAAACCATAGTGTTCACGATCATATTCTTTTTCAGTGGTATATACAATACCAATTGGGGCGTCATTAGTGCCAGTTGGGGCCTGGATTACGCCAGCGGCCTTATCAGCAACAACCCACATACCATTCTCGCATGGAGCAGATGCGAAATCGTCTCCGAGAGGGGTCTGAGAAACTACCATACCAGTCTTTGGGAATGCTACTTGGTTTAGTTCTAGGCTGGCGTATAGCTTTTCATCGGGATTACGATACTGAGCAACTAGATCGCCTTCTTTGTTGGTAATAGGAAATCTATTATTTGCCATAAGTTATTCCTCCTTAATTCTTGCGGTATTTCTACATAAATACTGCGAATTCGTCAACAACGGGTTCTGGTAGTGGAACTACTTTGTTGTCAGCACTGCCAGCCATGTGTTTCTTAGCATAACAAACTGCTAGTTTGCTTTCCAATTCTTCTACACTGAAATTATTCATTTCTTCACGAATTGGGCTAATTTCTTCCTCAGTTAAGTCAGCTGCGTACTGCTCAATCAAGGAATTTTTGTTTTCTACTTCTAAACGAGTGCGCTCTGCTTCATAAGTAGCAATCTCATTACGTAGACTAGTTTCAGTCTCAGACGCGGATGTTATCTGGGCCTCAAGTTCTGCGATACGAGTTTGAGCATTCTCATAATTAGTAGTCATTTCAGTTAATTGATTCTGAAGTTCAGCAATCTGTGCTTCAAAATCTGGGGCAGGTTCTGGGTCTGCTGGTGGGTTCACTAGTTCAGGATCAGCAGGAGCTGGTTCAGGAGCAGGCTCGGGATCTGCGGGTGAGTCAACAGGAGCGGGATCTACTTGAGCAGGATCTGCAGGCGGATCTACCGGAGCAGGATCTGCTGGAGCAGGATCTGGCGCTGGAGTTGGATCATTTACTTCGGGATTCTGTAGAATGTTATCATCCATCTTTTGTTCCCCTCCTTGCGGTTGATTTTCTGCCTCTTCCACCTTAGCTTTTAAATCAGCCAATAGAGAAGAGAACTTTTCATATTGAGATTTATATGTATCGTCATTCTTACTAAAGAATGAGGACACGGAGAAACATGGTTCGTGATCTCCAATGATACACAATCCCATGATTTCAGCTTTAGTATAGACAAAATATTCAGTATCACCGATATTTGCCCAATCACCTTCAATTGAGTTAATATCAAGTTCCATTGATTGATTTTGTCCTACTACAAAATTTGCTTCGTTGAAATATTTTGTGAATAGAACTACTGAGAATACAGCATATTCACGCTCGACTCCATCAGTATCGGTAAATGGCTGCCATCCATCAAAATATTCAACATAGCCATAAGCGCTCGCTAATGTTGGGCCAGTATGTCCCGCCCAACTCTTTGATTCCGGATCAAAGAATCCAACAACTGGAGTATCTCCTTTAATTGCACTCTGAATTAACATTTCTGCAATATCATCTTTGATATAGGAACCATTACGATTACCATACTTTGTGAAAACGCCTACTTTTAATCTATTAAGACCAGAAGTACCATTGATAGGTTCAGCAGGCGACATGATAACTACATTATCAAAATAAATTGGTATATTCCTTTTCATGAGAACGCCTCCTTAACTTGCGCTATCAATATTTGCTTGAGTTTTTTGCGATTTATCTTCATCAGCAAGTGTAGGTCTTCCGCCCTTATTAGTTATGTCTTTAGCCTATGTTGAACTACTACTATTTTTTTTCTTTGAATTATTTTTTTCTGAAGAATTTTCATCACCAGTTTGAGTGTAAGATGACATTAATGGAACCATCTTTTCATCTAGTTGTAAAAATTCATTTTCAAAATCAATAGCACTTACTAGACTACGCTATTTCATACCTAACGCCGCGCCAACACGCATACGAGGATAACCAAATTGCGCTGCCTATAAGTAATATTGTAAATAATCTTTAATATTAAATTTTGTAGTAGGAAGAATTTCAAAATCAAAAGAGAGTCCAGTACGACTGAATCTACTATTGATTAAGAACTTAATCCAATTGTCATAAGCATTTAAATAATTCTACATAATGCTTTCCAATCTCTTAATTACATATGCTAAAGAAGAACTATTGTCTGCATTAAAGAATAATTTACTGCTACCGAGTGCATCCCAAGCATTATCACTATATTTTTCAATACGGTTATTAGCTTGAGTTGCCGCAGAAGATTCTTGTAAATTTTCTAATGTAGTCTCACCGAATGTTGTTAATACATCAACTGTATCTAATTCTCTTAACATATCGGCGGTACCTTTATGTATTTCAGCAACTTCATCTAATTCAAATACTAAGTGTCCATCACTGTCGATTGGCATACGTTGAATTAGTAATTTATAAAGTTCATTTTCATCGCGTTTTTCTTCACGTCCAACAGCATCCTTTAATTTATTTAATTCTGGAATTGCGGTAATAAGTAATGGAGTGCTATCTTCTGCAAAACAGAAAACTACGCCGCCGGCACTGGCTGGAACTTTTACCCAAGTATCCGTTAAACTCTTTTTTCTATATGCTTTCCAAGCCTACTAAATAATTATTGGAAAATTCAAAAGAGCTGCTTCACGAGTTACATCATCATCATACTTTACTAAGAAGTATGTAATATCAAATTCAAGTACCGGTAAATCATTAAAATCTTTATAACGTGTGCGACAAAATTCAAGTGGTAAGTCCTATATAACTACCTTATTGCCATGTTCTTGTAAAATCCCAAAATATACGCCAGATTTTAACCATTCGCATGTTATTCGCGCCAAAGTACTTTTTACATTTAAAGCCTCAACAAAACTACAAGCAGAATAAAATGCTTTAGTCATTTGGGCTTTAGAACCCTTACCTACTTCATAAATTGGAGTTACTAATGTATCATATAAGAAAAGATTTGCAAGAAAATTAATATTATTACGATAACGTCCATTAGTTCTATAATAATATCGGGACAGCTCACGAATGGCAGAGATTTCACCAGAACGAATGATTTCTTCAATTTCTTCTATTGTAAAATCTCTTCCTCTTACGCCATTCGATCTGTGGCCGCCCCAACGAGAGATGCGTTCACGAGAGTCGATTGGTACATAGTCTATACGAAACTATGGTTTTGCGAACATTGTAGCAAAATCTTTACTCATAAAATTCACCTCCTACTTTTAGGAGAGAAGAAGGCATACTAGTCCATATGTTTTTTTCTTTTCTTAAAAATTTCTTTATCTTCATAATACTTTATACGATACATTGCATATTCTAGCGCAGAAAATCTATCCTTCTCAATAGATTTAGAAATGCGCTCGACTTTATATTTATTTTCAATACCAGTTGGTTTTAGCCGCAGGTTATTTAATTCATCCATAAGTCGAGAAGTCATCTCATATGGTAGTAAGAATTTTCTTCTATCATAAGCAGTCATTTTCTGGCCCTTTTTAGTTTTCATTAACTTATCCTTAACTATGCGTTCGTGGGCTAAAAATGAAGTTGAACCATTATTAATGGAACTTAAAAATGCAGAGTGTATTTCATCTTCATTTGAAGCACCAGCTTTAATATCGTAAATAATAGCATTAAATTTAGGTTTAGGTTCTTCTTCCTCTGCATGTAATTCCGGCGGCAAATGATGTTCATTATTGAAAGTAAAATATGCTGGAAATTGTTCTCCTGTTTTAGCATCAAATGATGGAAGTACCATAGCATCCATTAAACCAATACCAGGGCCGTTACCGTCGATAATTATCTCTCTTGGTTCATACAGCTGAATTAATTTTTTGAGCCGTGGTGCCTACTCCGTAATATAGTTAGCACCATTTATAACCTCTGTATAAACGACATTTTTCCTAAAACGCTATGCCCCGGGTAGCACCTTAATTACCATTATAGCAGTATTCGCGCTATAGCGGCCAACGTCACATCCGATCATATAATATGCATCGGGATTATTAACTGTTACTGATGCTTTTCTTTCACATTTTAATAAGCTACGATGTTTACTAAGTCTACGACTATCAAGCCATGCATCATCACTATTACCAGTCCATATTGATAAGTTTTCACGAGCGAATGATTCTTCACTTACTGTGTTTGAATAACGCTGGTCTAACATAGTAGATTTATCAATTAAGCCATAATGCAGTGGAATCTCATAAGATAAGCCCCAGCAAAAGTATTCTTTCGGCCGCAATACAGCATTTACAGCAATCTCAATTAAACGCTGATACATATATACAGTTCTGTCAGAAGCTGTAGTAATAAAGGTCTGTGGAGAAGAAGGCTCATCTACATTCAATGTTCCATCGACTTCACGACGTTTAACATTTAGCTGCGGCCATAGAACTTCAGTATATGCTTCTTCACTAATTAGCGCGCACTCCTCTAATATACCTGCGGTAGCGCGCAATCCACGGGAAGTATCCTTAGATACTACCGTAATTTGGCTTCCATTCTTAAAATACAATTCATAGTAGTTTGTACTAGATTTTACACCCGTCTTGCCGTCATCTGCTCTAGTAGCTAATTCCTTTTCAAGTAAAGGCCAATGACGGAAGAATTGTGCGAACTTATCTTTCGCAATATTAATAACCGTACCTTTTACTTCCGAAGCAATCATGATAGAGGAATTTGGTAATAGGACTGCACGCACCAAAGAACATAAGTACGCCGTGAATGACTTTGATGTAGCACGCGTTGCAGTCCAGAAGTGATATCTATAACGCATGGACGCGCGCAACGCGATACGCTGAAACGGCATTAGATGGAAATTTTTTGCGTCATCTGTACTTTGTATAGTATCCAAAAACAAATCGGGATACATAATCCATAGATTCAAATATTTTGTAAACAATTCCTAATTATCATCTAAAAATTCTTTTGTAAGAGTAATACCTTTTTCAACCGCAATGCCATCACGTTCAACAACATTAGTTAATTCACTCATCTAAATCAACTCCTTCGTTTAATTCAACCGCAAGTTGATCGTCACCTTCATATTCAATATCGGCAGTTTCATCTAAATCTACTTTCTCATTTTCAATCTCTTCGAGACGCTCAGTCATATTATAGCGTTCTTTCTTATCTTCCACCTGTTCTGCGAAATTCCCTTCATTCAACACTAGCCTCTTCAAGTAGTTCTAGATGTTCTCCATCATAAAGTCAATGGAATCTTGAGGTTCAGTATGCCAGTTCGGATGCCATCCTTTCTTACCATAATAAACCATTAGTTCTCCAACGGATTCAAAGTCGGCCGCAGATTTTGCATTTGTAGCGGTAAAATTATAGGTCTTAACAATATTATCAATAGAGTCCATAATCTTCTTAACATCGCCGCCATTATGCATCGTCTTTTTTGCCAATAGCTACAATTCGCAAAGGTCGCGAGCCTTTTCCTGTAAAATAGGCGTAGATACATTCTGCGTAGCCACAATCTTATTATAAAAATTATCAAGCCATAAAAGTTCTTCTGGCTTGTATACACCAGACCATACCTTTCTCAATTTCTTTAACTTAGCTTCTCCAAGCGCCTAAATCTCATCATCAATAGTTCCTTCTAAGCGGGCTTGCCGCCATCTCTCATTCTCATCCTGCCACTACAAATTAGAATAATGGTCATCATACAATAAATTAAAGTATGCAGTAAGTGTATGGTCCTAATGCTGTTCATAAAGTTGCGTCCATTTATTCAAATCAAATGGAAGATCAAGCCACCTCATCAATCTATCAACTTCTCCCAAATTATCCTACTTTATAAGTGTTTCAAGACAGGGCGTACAAATATAGCATTTTCCGCTGGGAAAGAATTTTGATGGAGTATCCTAAAATGCTTCTATTGGCTGATCGCGCTTACACTTTAAGCAGCGTCGGGTCTTTTTTTCTGAGTTCTCCGGCACCGTTAATCACTCCTCTTTTTACACGACTTTCTCTATCGCACTGTTTACACGTATTTGATAAATGATCTTTATGTGCATTATTTCTACTAAAGAATAGTGGATCAGCTGGAAGTAAGCGGCCGCAATGGATACACTTTTTGCGCTGTTCCATAGGAGTCTCATTCTCAATACGAAGCATTTTTGCCATTTTTGCAATCCGATTTGGAACTTCCGTATTCACTATTGACACAAGATAATTGGGCGAATATTCAATAGCATATTTCGCGCGCATTTCATCAAGAATATCTTCGTATGCCATCCCCTATTTCCTCAATCCAATAAGGAATTTCCGCAACTCACTAAACTCGCATAATTCTACGTAGCGGTCAAAGTCCCATAGAAGAGTGCGCCCATATGTATTCAACTTATCGCGCAACGCCTCATATAGCGTACAATAATGATTGAGTAGTGCGCGAATATGTCTAGGGTTCTCCCAATCAAAGGTATGCTCACAAACTACCCATTTAACCTCTAACTAGTCCCCCTCCCCTCTCGTCTCATAGTCTTCGAGGTTGCGGGAAATGCGTGAGGTATAGGAGTGGTCTACGCGATTGCGCCATTCATTATATGGAATCCAATAGAAGGCATCACCAGACCAATCGTAGAATTGCGGCTTTGGATGATCTAAGTTTTGGAAATGCAGAGTAGGTTTCGCGCTATCCTTCAAATAATACTAATGTTTCCTAATATCAATTAGGTTGTGTTTCAGCTGATAAATGCGATAGGGGTCGGATACGATTGTGTCACCTTCTTGCGGCGGCACCTTGCCCTGCGCAACATCAAGCATCCTCTACCATCTATCAATAATCTCCCATTGTTCTATCATGCCCGGGACGTCTGCATCGCCAATATCCACCAATTCACCAGTCTTTTTATCGTACTTTGGTCTATTGATGCAGGGTTTCGGCACAGTATAGGAATCGCGCTTATATGCTGATCGAAGCTGCTACTCATCGAAGCCCGGAGCCTCCATAATCTCATCCAACGACTGAACCTTATCATCTTTCGTCTTATAACTCTTATATCTCTTATCCTTATCAATTGTTTCATTTCTCTAAATCGAATTTTGCCCGTTTTCGTCCTTACCGTAAAGAATGTAGGAGGCCATCTATTCCAATTCGGTAGGGGTAGGGTCAGTATTTAGGGTGTCTAAAATTTCTTCAACTGCGTGGAGCCTATCAGAATCACGCACTATTGAAAAATCGAGTGAGTATTTCTTTTTCAAACTACCACCTCCATGCTTATATTATAACATTTTGGGTTTCAAGTTGTCAAATGTTTGATTTTTTGAAAAAATTGGTGGAATGTGGGGAGCGCCCGTAACAATTCTGTAACAAATAGCCTGGAAATCCCAAAAGCTACCCCGGGGACCTGGGACCTGCATTTGCTGCAGAATTTGCCGCGGAATCGTTGCCCAATTTCACTCCAACTTTGGCGCGAGTTAGTCATGACTAACTCGTCCGCACTTCACAACCAGTTTGTTCCAAACTGTAGCGCGCACTTTAGCGCGCTAAAGTTGTGAAGTACGGCCGAGTTAGTCCCGGCAAGTGAAAAAGTTTACAGAAGCGATGCAACCGCAAATTTTGAAGGTCAGGCAAAGTCAAAAGGAAGTACTTCAGCCGAAGTACTTCCGCAGGGTCTTTTCGTTCGTGAGTTCGGCGCCGTTCAGTTTGATTTGAACCTTGCGTCCGTTGATCGTCGCGTCCCCGTCCATCCAAAAGGGAACCGAGTCTTTCACCCACTGTTCTGCCGTGTAGCGTTCGGTAATGATCTTCTCGAACGCTTCGCCCTTGTTGTATCCGTCAAGGTTCAGCAGGTCAGCGGAGCCGAGGCACTCGGCGCGAGGGAGGAAGTTGGCGAGCACCGCGGAAGTGGCCTTGATGCGGATCTTTGCAAATCCACCGCGTTTAGAGGAAGCGCGATCCATCTTGAAGGTGACGGCCAGTTCTTCGAAGGTCAGGCCCGCAACGAGGTAGAGGAGGCCAGCGACCACGAAGCCGAACCAGTATTCGTCAGCGGCGGAATTCTTGTGGTAGGTTTCGGTCATCCAGTTACTCATTGTGTCAATCCCCTTTCCTTATCTTCAAGAAGATTATAGCACATACCGGCACGGATTGCAACCCCTTTTTTCACATTTTTTTGAAAAAACTTTTGTACGTACAACTTTGGCCGCCGGCATGGCCGCCGGCCAGACAAGTTGTACGCACAACTTAAAAATGCGCAGGTCCGCCGTGGGTCCCGGCGTCCTCCGCGGTTCCTCTTCCGATCTGAGTACATTATAGCAGATTACGGGTTGACCGTCAATAGGTTTTATAAAAAAAATTTTTGACCGGCGATTTCTCGCCGGTCGTGGTTCTCAGCCGAACAGCCTTTGAAGTTCGGCATCGTAGGAAATTTCCCTCTCCCTCTGTTCGATGTGCCAGTCTTCAAGGGGGATCTCTTCGGTCTTGACCCGGCGATCAACCCGACCATCGGACCAGATACCGTTGGGGTTGGTGTAGGTCCGGAAGTAGTGGGTCTGTCCATCATAGGTCATGCGGGTGTAAATGTAATCGTTGAAGTTATCGGAGTAAGTCATCGTGGTCCTTCCTTTCGTGGGAGGGGAGATTTTTTATTCCCTCCCTGTGACTATATATTATCACATGCCGGTGCGAATGTCAACCCTTTTTATAAAAAAAAATTAGCCGGCGGAGTTCCTCCGCCGGCCTGTGCGGATCAGTCTCCGCACATGTCCCAACCCCACAGGACGGTTTCATACTCACCAGTGAGAGGATCACGGGCGGTGAGGTCGATCCCGTTCGCCAGTGCCCACATTTCGAAATCGTCCCAATCTTCCTGCGAGCAAGCGTACAGGGTTTCGGAGATTTCATCCCGTTCCTCTTCGTCGATGGTGTCAATGTATTCGCGGATAGTCATTGTTTGGTTCCTCCTCCATTTTCTTTCGGGCTTCCCCGTGACTATATGATAGCATAGATCCGGTTAAATTGCAACCCCTTTTTTGAGAGTTAAGACTTTTGTAACAATTTTTCTGCCGGCCAGATCGTTCGGTACCTAACTATATAAGCATAAAAAAAGAAGGGCCTTTGGCCCTTCTCACCACTTGTGTTCCCACAGGAACCGACCCAATGCTTCGGGTTCAAGGTATCCCGTCCAGATCACGTCAATTACTTCGTCATCCTCTTCGTCTTCGGTGCATTTCCACATAACGAGCGTCAGCGTGTCACCGACTTCCCATTCACCGACCTCATCAAAGAAGGACCAGATATTGCCATCTTCAGCGAGGCAGTCAATCGTCCGCAGTTCGGTTTCGTCAATCTGATCCCAACCAATCACCACAGCGTCAAGCGTGTAAAAATCTTCGGGCAGTTCCTCCGCGTGTGCGGGCATCGCACAGGCAACGGAGCAGATCAGCATGATGGTTACGATGGTGGCGATGATGATAATCTTGGTGTTCTTCATTGTGGTTCCTTCCTTTCTTTCTCGTTCGTCTTATTCTATCATATTGCGGTTAGTTCGTCAACCCTCCGCGGAGAGCTTAGCCCTCCGCGTCCTCCGCAAGGGCCTTGAGGAGGTCGGCCATCTCCTCGTAGTCCTCGGTGTGGATCTCGGGGTTCTCGTACCAGTTCAGCATTTTTGTTTCCTCCTTCGTTCTTTCTGTAATTATTATATATCATAGCGATCCGGTTGTCAATACCTTTTTCAAACTTTTTTGAAAAAATTTTTCAGCCGGCGCGAGGGTTTAACAGTAGGCCAAACCCATATCACGCCACCGCAGAACAGAAATCTGTTTGCAGGCTTTTCCGATCTTCATCGCTTCCCGCTTGGTGCTAACCCTGTGGCTTTTATCTACGTAGTAAATCCCGCCAGAGAGCCACACGCCACAGTTTCCACCGTACGCCTTGACAGCGTTCATGCACTCGCGGGCGGTCTTGCACTCAACACCTTCTGTGGCTACCTGCCAACCGCTTTTGTAGGTGATCGGCTTGCCGTTCTTCAGCGTCAATCCGTCGTTTTCCTTCAGCTTTGCGATGCTTCTGATGTTGATCATTTTCTCGCCTTCCTTTCCTCTTTCTGTGTACATTATAGCACACCGGGAAACACTTGTCAACACCTTTTTTGAAAAAATTTTCAGCCGGCCCGCGGGTGGGAGGCTACGCGGTGGCGTAACCTTCCTTCCGCAGTTCCTTCACCCGCGCGGTCATCGCGGTCTTGGTCTTGAAATATTCGCGATCCTGCGCGCGTCCATTGATGCGAGTAGTGAGGTAGAATCCTTTGGGCATGGTTACGATGTCGATGGTTTTCATGCTTTGTTCCTTCCTTTCTTTTGATACCTTATTCTAGCATACTTTTTTTAGTTTGTCAACACTTTTTTCAGCCGACACCGACCGCCTTAGTCGGCGGTCGGATCCTCTCCGAAGAATTCGACGTGGATCTTGTAGATCTCGTCGAGGGTCAGCGCGTCGAGTTCGTCGGCGGTGGCATCATAGCCGTTCTCGAGCAGGTAGAGGATTGCGTCCATCTTTTCAGTCATCTTTCTTACTTCCTTTCTGTTCCCTTTCTACGGTCTTATTATATCATGCTTTGTTCCGGTTGTCAACACTTTTTCAAACTTTTTTGAAAAAGTTTTTTCAAGGCTTACGCCTTGAGAAGGCGTTTCTTGTAGCAAACAGCCTTCTCAAGGTTGCCCATTGCACGGGCAACGCGGGCGCGGTACTCGTCGTACTCGCGGGCGGTGGCTTCCCGCCACAGGATCCCAACGATGTTTTCGCCTTTGACGACGGCACCCGTCGCAATGTTCTTGTAGTACTTCATTCAATCAACTCCCTTTCTGTGATTATAGTATAGCAGATCCGGACATTTTTGTCAATTACGAATTTCTAAACTATTTGTCACACTTTTGTAACATTTTCCGCCGGCGGGCGAGGGGATCAGATGATCCCCTTCGCCTTTGCCATCGCAGTAACTTCAGCCTTCTGCTTGGTGTACTCATCCATTTCACGGCGGTAGTAGTAGAAATCATCACTCATCATGGCACAGAACTTGTTGCCTTCGAGGACTTCGATTGCCTTGTCATAATCCTCTTTGGTGTTGATTTCCCACTTGCGACCCATCTTGATGATATCCATTCGTTGCACTTCCTTTCCTTTTCTGATTATATTATACGCGATCCGGATCAGAATACAATTGATTATTTGGGAAAAATTTTTCCCGTTTTTTACATTCCATTTATCCGGATCTTCGTATATAATATAACCATCAAGAGAGAGGAGCGAAAGCAAATGTACGAGAGCGATAAGGTAGTCGGTAGGAGCCACCGCGAGGCGATCCAGTGGATCACCGCCATGGACCTCTGGGACGAGGTGATCGAACTCGAGGTTGACGCTTACGGTTTCGTCACCGCCGTGATCCACTAAGGATCACGGTTTTTTTGGTACCGAACGATCCGTGGCCGCGGCCGGCGTACCTCCGCGAGCATAAAAATTTTTTTTGAAAAAAGGGTTGACAAAATCAGCCAGCTATGGTATCATATAGTCAGAGGGAGGGAGGCAAAAGAAGATCCGGACCAACGGCGGAGATGCAATTCTTTAAGTTGTACGTACAAAAGAGTTAGCCGGCAGATCTCTGCCGGCTTTACCAGATTTGACATTGTCTTATTTGGTAAGGCCTTTCAGCACTTCCACGATCTCGCGCGGTTCGTATGCTCCCGCGCCCCAGGCGATGCGGTTCGGTTCTTCGTCGTCGAACAGAATCCCCCCACCCGTTGCGGTTTTCTTATCTGTGCCGAACGCAACAACTTTGATCTCATTCCATGTAACCGTGGGAAGGTGACGATGTAACCATTCCCGCTTCGCGGTTGCGACTCTCGCGTTGTAGGCGGGATCGTCAACTTTCGCGGTCCAAGAAATGATTCCGATCTCATGCCCGTTCTCGCAGGCCTTATTCAACAGGCGGGCGATGTGGGCGAGATTTCCGATCCCGCGGGCGATCTCATACGGGCGAGTATCGCGGGCGAGGATCGCGGGCAACCAATCGCGGACGCCATACAGGTCAGCGATTGTGCCGTCCATATCGAACCAAATCTTCATTCGGTAACTCCCCCTTTCTGATTATATTATACACGATCCACACCGGAATACAATTGATTATTTGGGAAAATTTCTGACCGGATCCGACAAACCGTCGGCCGGCTAAATAGAAAAAAGTTTTTAACTTTTTTCCAAAAAAGTATTGACAAACCGCGCCGGCCATGTTATACTATATACAGATGAAGGGAAGCAAAAGAAGATTCGGACCCACGGCGAACCTGCCTATCTTTAAGATGTACGTACAACTTAATTCAGCCGGCGCAAAAGTCAAAGTCAGTCAAAGTCAAAACGGATCGGCGTGCTTTAGCACGCTAAAGTATAAAAGATTACAAAAGTATGACAGCCGGCCACGAAAATGTTAACAATTCTGTAACAAAATCTTAACGAAAAAGTCATTGACAAATCCGGCTTTATCCCTTATAATTTAGGTACAGAAACGGAAAGGAGCTAACCACCATGACGATGACCGAAATGATGACCGCCTACAATGCCCGCAGTGCTTCCCACGTGTACGCACTCGGATTTGTCCACGGCGGTAACCTGTACGCCACGAAGCTGAACTTCGCTGAGCTGAGCCGTTACTTCAAGCTTGATCGTGCGAGCTCCAAGCGGGGCGGATTCGCCAAGATCCGGATCAAGCTGACTAGCAAGGACCGTGCCGAGCTGAGCTTCACCGCTGAGCTGATCGGAGCTGAGAGCCTGCTGACCGCTGACCCCGCTCACAACAAGGGCGAGAACTTCGAGCGGGAGCTGACCGAACGGTGGACCGCTGAGACCTGGGTCAAGGACAGCGTGCCCTTCAACGTGGCGGGTGACCTGGTGCTCAACGGCGAGAACGTACAGGTCAAGTTTGACGGAGCCGAGCTGACCAACGAACGGACGCTCATGCGGATCGCATGAGCGTCTCAGCCGGCGCGAATTGTACATACAAATTTAATTGTTGACATATAGTATAATTTCATGTATAATAATAGTGAAAGGAAGGTATCAGCTATGGAAAGTATCGTTTGCAAGTTTGGTTTTGGTCTGTTCTGTCTCTTCTTCATGCTGACTTTTTTAGTTCAGCTCAGCTTTGCTTGGGGTTGCTTGCTGGGTCTGGCGGTATGCTTTTTCGGTCTGTTCTTTTGGGAGGAGTAAGAAATATGTGCCAAGCAGAAAGAAATTTCCTTTGTCACTTTTGTAAATTTGATACACAATGTCAAGAAGAACGTACAATAATACGTATGGCTTTTAAATATTGGAATGAAGATATTGAACCTCCAGTAGAATATCAACGGAAAGTGTGGGATTACATCCAAGCACATCCTGAAATGTTTAAAGGTTACATTCCGATGTAACCCAGCCGGCCAGCCGGCGCGCCCGCGGATGTCGGATCTGGTCAGAAATTTTCCCTTATTATCAATTGTATTCCTCCTATAGGTATGATAGAATGTCAGTGTCAGGAGGGGATGCGAACCCCAACCCCTCCGAGGGACGCCCACAGAGAGCCGAGCAAGGGGACGCCGAGTGGCGAAGTACAAGCCTTCCTGTGGGCAATACTCCCAAGTATGAGTCGAGGAGCTCGAAAAAAATCCTCAGAAAACCCTTGACAAGCGGATCAGAATCTGCTATAATAGGGGCACAGGTTGAGGCGAGGCAAAGCCCGAGGGGTGCGACCCATGTGAGTCCGTAAGACCGAGCCGATGAAACCACCGCACGCCGAAAGAGCGAGATGGTGCGGTATACAGTGTGGCGAGCACTGGGGTGGATCTGAGATCCGCTCAAATGTCGAGGCAGCACCTGCGGGAGACTGAAACAGGCAGGGATTCATCTCGTGAAGACCTCTCCCACCAAGGGATCCTCTGAAACGAACTTCTGAAGAAAACGTCCCTCAAGATCCCATGTGCCTACCGAGATGGTAGGCTTTTTCCTGGCCGGCCAGAAAATGGTTGACAACAATATATTATTATGATATTATATAGTTGTAAGGAGGGAGTCACATGAGTCAGTATTGGAGAGCAGGAATCAAAGATCTGCAAACTAATAGGGTCGTGTTAATTTATTTTTCTACTGAAAATGAATATGAGTACGATGAGATCACGGATCTTCTTGAAAATGAATTTGGTTTCTATTGTGTTAACTGTTATCTCCATCAAATGAATATAGTGGAATATATTGCCAATGTGTTAACTTGCCATATTTCTACTTCTCGCACTTGCTTTAATTATAAACGGTCGGTCGTCATCGGATGACGGGCCGGCCAGCCAATTTTGTAACAGAAATTTAACAAATTTATATGTTGATTTGTAACAAAATCTATGCTATAATACTTACAGAAAGAGGAAAGGAAGGTAAACCCTATGATGCTCGTGTATGTTGAAAATCTTCCCAAAAATATTGATGGCTTCCGTTACATTGTCGTGCGTGCCGTAGATGGTAAAGTTTGGTTCTATAGTATGTGGCGTGCACATCAGGCAAGTGAAGCTCTCGCACGTGCTCGTGAAATTGATGGTTTCGTAGTTGAGAATCCGTTTGATGAGGAGGTAATTTAATGAAGATCTTACAGCATGGCTATAAACATGATGGGATAGTTCTCTATCATGTTAACTGCGCCTGTGGGTGTGAATTTGAATTTGATAAGAAAGATCCCGCAATTAAGTGCAAAACCTATTCTAATGGCTTAAAGCACTATTACATTGAATGTCCCGATTGTGGAAATCAGTTTCGGCTCATTTGCTTCTTTAGCAAATGAGCCACGGGCCGGCCAGTTAGCCGGCGCGCAGATTTAACACAATTGTAACAAAATTATACTTGATTTTGTAACAATTATATGGTAATATATACTTGTCCGAAGGGGACAAGAAAGGAAGGAAAGAAAAATGATGACTCGGAAATTCAATGACCACCCCTACGCAAAGGCTTGGATTATTACCCACGAAACAGGCGAGCAGGTGCTGATTAGCTACTCCACGCCCGTGATTGAAATTGACCGCGAGGGCTGGCTCCATGTCACAGGTCTGTACTCCATGACCACGATCAAGCATATCGGCTGGTTCATGCGGGAGCTCGGCTTCACCTATCAGCTGGCAAAACAGCTGTACAATGATCGCAAGGACTTCAATATCTACACTGGGGAGGTGCGTGATAACAAATGAAAGTATGGGTTGTATTCCTCTATGATACCCAATATCCTTATCGTGTTGAAGAATATCATCTTTTCACTACAGAGGATAAATGGCGCGCCTTCATGGAAAACTATTATGATACGTATTATAAACCCGATTATGAAAAGGGTTATTACCGTCACGATGGTTGGAACTCCTATGAAGAAATGCGTGAAAGTTATATCATGTCAAATGACAATGAATATATTGAGTGGGAAATTAGGGAGTTAGAGTAATCTAACTCCCGCCGGCCCGCAGATTTAACAAAATTGTAACATAATATACTTGACATTTCATATTATATATGTTATACTATCACTGTAATAAGAAAGGAGCGAACACTAATATGCGCAAGATCAAGAAAATTTTTACCGATAAGTCTGATCCTATCTTTCAAAAAGTTATTGCAGATGGTACAGGCGGAATTCTCTTTTCTGATGGAACCATTATGACGGATGATCATTGTCAAGATTGTTGCGAGAGCGTCTATGCGGATTGGGAAGCACTCGCAGATGAAGCGAGTATTATGGATGATGACTTTTCTCTCGTAGTGGTAGAAGAAAAAGAAGGACAGGGCGTTGTTCTTCGTGGACGCAACTACTCCTATTTTCTCCCCTGCTATAATATCCAAAATGGCTATTATAATAGCAATTTGGATCTGGTTATTTTTGACACCACCAAAACCGAAAAACAACATGTAGGTTGGTGGGATGGACATGACCAGTTTGAACAGATGTATAAAGAGATTAGACGCTTTACATCCGTGCCAGTTCAAGACGATATATATTAACAGAGGGCGCCAGCCTTCTGGCCGGCCCGCAAATGTTACAATTTTGTTAAATATGAAAAAAGTACTTGACTTTTATACCCCTATATGATAGTATATAGTCACAGAGAGGAGTTGATCGCATGAACCGCACCTACAAGAAGTCCGCAAGCTATCCCCACCCCACCAACTATCCGCTCCACAACCGCCACACCAACTCCCGCACCCTGCGGAAGCGGATGGATCGGCGGGATCGGCGCAAGCTGAACCGCGAGATTGCGAGCTGGGGTTGACAAGCTCGGCGAGCTGTGATATAATGTGTGTGTAAGAAAGAGAAGGAGGAATTTCAAGATGGATGATTTTGAACTGTACGATGGCGATTACGAATACGAGGATGGCGAGTACCTCGATGACGAGGGCTTTGAATCCGATTACTACGAGGATTGGGACAACCTCGAAATGGGATTTGATCCCTATATGGGTTGCTACTCGGACGATTGTTAATCGTCCATCGAAATCATAAGGCGGATGTGTTGTAAATCTTCCTACTTCCTACGTGGCAAGTAGACGTGTAATAAATCTTCCCGCCTTATGATTTCGGTGGATGATAATAAAGGAGGAATAAAAATGCTCAGCTTCAAAGACTACATTCGTGAAAATCGAGGGGTTGAAATGCCCCAGGGCACCATTTCTAGTGAGTGGTTCCAAGAAAATCGCATCCCTATGGTAGTACGTTGCACTTGTTGCGGAATGACAATGGCTTCGCCCTCTGCGTGGATTGATGATGAGGGTTATACCTACTGCACACAATGTGCAGGTGTTAAGGAGGATTAAGCGTGATTATACAGATTGCATCACTTCATCAGATTAATATGGGAACCACTCTCCTGGGCGCGTTCTCTACTCCCGCAAAAGCAATTAAAGCAGGTGAGGATGCCATAAGAGATATCATTGGTAAGGAACCTAACATGCTTGATTGGGATTATGAATATCCCGAGTGTCGATATTTCTTTGAGGCATTCACTCTTATGATTACCGAAACGACCTTAGATCAGGCCCTCTAAGGGCGGGCCGGCATGCAATCTTTTTCAAAAAAAAGTATTGACTTTTTCCTAATATATGCTATAATATAATTGTTCCAAAGAAATAGAAAGGAAGAAAATACAATGAATATGGAAATGAAAATCTATACCATCACTCTTACTAACTATCATGGTGAAACTTATGTGGAGCATTATTTTCAGATGAAACATGCACTCACCCGTTTCCTTGAGTTACGGGACGAGGGCCAAGCGTGCGAAGAGTTTGAATTTAGCCAGAATTCCTTTATGTTCTTTGATCCCAACTATAATGAATTTTCTACCTATATTGACTTGACTGATGGCATTCTAAAAGACTTGTTTTTGGATGAAATGGAATAAGTAGACTTCGGTCTACTTTTTTTCGGCCGGCGCGCCGATTGTATACAGTATTCTTCTAAAAAAGTGCTTGACTTTCAGTATAATTTCTGCTATACTATAATTGTTCCAAGGGGAGAGGAACTCCAAAAGAAGAGGATTAAGATGAGATAAAGCCTCTCGGACTCACAAAACTTTGAAAAAAGTTTTCCAAACCCCTTGACAAAAGCAAAATCCTGTGCTATAATAAGGATGTAAAAAGAGGAAGGAAAACCTCACAAACCAGAAAGGATTATCACTATGAAGAAAGCTACCATGAACACCATCCTGACCCTGATCGCCACCATCGACACTCCTGAAGCTGAGGAAGTCCGCGCTGAGCTGACCGCTGAGCTGAACAAGGGAGCTGAACAGAAGGCTGAGAACGCCAAGCTGTACGATACCGCCAAGGGCGTTGTGCTGGACGAACTGGGCGACACTCCCGTGACCATCGGCGAGCTGTATGAAGCTGTCAAGGACAATCTGCCCGATGGCTTCACCAAGGGCAAGCTCCAGTATGCGGTGACTCGGCTGTGGACTGCTGAGATCGTGAAGATCGAAGGCAAGGTCAACACCTACCGCAAGGCGTAATGCCTTGTCCGCCCTCCCAAAAGGGGAGGGCCTTTCTTCTAAATGCGAGTTAGTTATAACTAACGCACCGGCCGCGCGGATGTACAAAATGGGAAAAAACTTTGCCAAATAACTAATTGTTTTTCATCGTAAATCTGCTATAATATAATTGTTCCAAGAGAAGAACACCCATACGAGCGGTAGACAGATACCAAGGCGCAAATGGTAGAACGGAAACGAGCGAGTGTGAAGGATATCTCCCCTTAGAAAAGTGGTGCTGACGAGTGCCCACTAGGAGTGGTATGACTACCATCAAAAAAGTCCGCATTGAGGAATAACGCCGAAGAATAGCGTTAGTAGGCAACCCTCACTCGTTCGCTAAACTCCTATCAAATACTGGTGGATTGAGCACGCCATCCTTAAAGATTAGATAACGCACTAATCGCCCGCAGTAAGAAGCCTGCGATATCAAAGATACGTGTGAAGTAGCATAGTTGCACGAGACAGGGCTATGCGAAAAGGAGAAATAACACGTAGAAACTGCTCGGGGCATCGGTCAACAATTTCCGTCCGATGAAGTGCCGTATCCCAAGGTGCTGGTAGAGCCTAGAAATCGTGGCGTAGCTTCCACGTGACCGTAAAGCAACGGGGTTGGGAACGGGGCGAACATAAACATGAAAGCGGTAGAACATTGGGTTGATTACGGCTCATGCAGTAATGGCACGAAGTAGTTTGTAATCGTAAAGATGGGAACCCAATAGAGTGCCGCTTTCATTTTTTATTAGTGGTTAGTCAGTACTAACTGCGCCGGCCCGTAATTTAACAGAATTGTAATAGTTCTGTTATTTTTTTTGTAACATATTTATGTTATAATAAGTGTGTTGAGAGGGAGAGGAAAAGGAAACCGTTTTAATCTCCTTTTACACGGAAGGTAACACAAGCCGTAAGATGGATTGGAGTACGTGGTTGGAGCAAACCTCACTTGCAAGTTCCTCTTGACAAACATGAAAAAAGTGATACAATATCACTGTACAAAGGGGAAGGAACAACCCCACAAACCAGGAAGGATTTCAAAGATGGAAGCAAGTAAGTATGAACTGACCTATGTATGTGCGGATTATGCTATCAGAGCAACACAGAATGTTAATAAAGTAGTCAGCATTCTGCGTGATGCTTCTGCCCCTATGACTTGTAAGGAAATCGGAACTGCCTTATGGGGAGATGCCTATAAACGTTTTCCTAAAGAGGAAATTGGCAAGTGGCCCGATTCTTTCGACCGTGAAAAAGCGGCTCATAATCAGAAGGCTCGTGAACTAACTGCTGATCTCGGTCACATCCTTGGCCATTTATCGCGTGCTTGCCTGATTAAAGTCACTAGAGAAAAGGGTGAACCTTTCACCATCGAAACAGAACGTTGGGTCAACATTGTCGGTGATAAAATCTGCGAACCTACCATCGAAGTATGGGATGCCAAAGGCAACATGTATAAAATGCCCAACCCCAACTATCGCAGGGGTAACAGTGCATATCGCAAGGTGCCCATGACCATCACGCCTACCATCACGAAATACTCCCTCGTGTAATGCCAACAGGCGGGACATTTCTGTCCCGCCTTGGGCCGGCCCAAAATTGTATACAGTATTCTTTAAAAATTTTCTTGACAAACTATATAATTTATATTATAATGTATATAGAAAGTGAGGTATGAAATATGAAGATTGAAAACGTAACTCTTGCCACCAGCGACATGACCATTGAAGAGATTAATACTCTGATTGAGAAACTGAAACAGATCCGTGTCCGTAGAGGAGATGCACGCAACTATTACAATCTGTTGACCGCGATGGTCAATAATATGCGTGAAGATGGCTATTGCTTCTGCGATACCTATACTGGCGAAGTCCTCAACCCCGAGCACTTTGTTGTCTATGACAATAAGGAAGAAGGGGTGCAGTATGGCACCGCTAGATGGGAAATAGACTAATAATTAATTCGGCGCGGTTGCGCCGGCCGCCGATTTAACACTTTTGTAACAAAAAAGTAGTTGACTTTTAACACTTTATTTGATATAATAATGGTGTTGAAAGGAGAGGAAAGAGATGGCTAAACAGAAGAAGGTTAAAACCTATGTAGAAATTTTCAAGAACGAACGCAAGTCTTGGGGTAATGTCAATCCCGTAACCCGTGTGATCCCTGACAAGCGGTTTAAGAAACCGAAGTATAAGGGGAGGGATTGGGAGTAATATGGTCATGCTTTATGTAGTAATTAGTCTAATTCTTGGAATCCTTATAGGTATTGCATATGAGAGGAGTTGGAAAGAATGATGAGAACTTGCCCCGATTGCCCTGATTATGAACTCGAAATGTACGAGCATTATGATGAGTATGATGATAATATCTTGCGTCAAGATCAAAATTTTCAATGCCCTAATTGCCATCGCACCTTTTCTCGCACAGTATGGTACAGGGAAGTCAAAGTTGAATGGTTTCCAGATGAGGAGGAATAATTATGAAATGTTCGCATTGTAACATAGAAATGGAACTCGAAGAATATCAGTGGATTTTTCGTGACAATGAAGAACAGGTTGAACTCGTGGAACACCTTTGGTGTGCTAAATGCGATGAAACCTTAACGCATGTAATCCTCTATACTAAAGAAAAGGAGTGGGTTGAAGATGAAGAAACGTAAAATTAAGCGCATAGTGTACTACGCGCCCGCGAGTGGTGATACCTTCTAT